CAGGGACGTTCGACAAATCCCGGCTCAGCCCCGCGTGGACGCGGGTTTCATGCTCATTGCCACGACCAAATGAAAAAGCCACCGCTACGGGTGGCTTGTTCATTTGGTGGCGGAACACGGAACCGAACCCGCGTCCGCAATCCGAGCCAGATGGTAACGCCTTGGCCTTGAGGGCGTGGATTCAACGGTTTGGCCATTCTTTTCTTCGCCCAGCCTCTGGTCTAGTTCGCCGTCATATGGGAAAATTGGCAACTCTTGGCAATCCCTACTCATCAACGGCAAAGGCGAGACGATGGCAGACCCGGAAGGTGAAATCCTGACCCTGGACGAGGTGGCCGCTTACTTGAAGGCTGGCAAGCGCACCGTCTACCGCCTTGCGGCCGAAGGCAAGCTCCCCGCTTTCAAGTTGGGCGGCACGTGGCGTTTCCGTCGCAGCGACCTGGACGAGTGGATTGCCGCCAATCTGACCAACAAAGATTCGGGGGCAAGCGACTGATGGAACTGATCGACAACATCAGCAGGTTGCTTGGCGACGATCTCAAGCAGACCCTCCGGCCAGGCGCGCGCCTGAAGGTCGCGGCCTCGTGCTTTTCGATGTACGCCTTCGAGGCGCTGAAATCCGAGCTGGAAAAGATTGACGAGCTGGACTTCATCTTCACCTCGCCCACCTTTGTTGCCAACGAGGTCACCGACAAGATTCGCAAAGAGCGAAAGGAGTTCCACATCCCCAAGCTCGACCGGGAGCGTAGCCTCTACGGCAGCGAGTTTGAAATCCAGCTGCGCAACAAGCTCACCCAGCGGGCGGTGGCCAAGGAGTGCGCCGAGTGGATACGGCGCAAGGCCAAATTCAAGAGCAACCGCACCAAAGCGCCGATGCAGCAGTTCGCCTGTGTCCAGGCTGGCGGCACCGACACGGCTTACATGCCCCTGCACGGGTTCACCGCTGTCGATCTCGGGTACCAGCAAGGCAATGCGGTTTCCAACCTCGTCAACAAGATGGACGAGGCACCCTTTGCTGCCACGTACCTGAGCCTATTCGATCAGATCTGGAACGACCCCGAAAAGCTGGAGGACGTGACCGCACAGATTTGCGAGCACATCGCCTCGGTTTACCAAGAGAACTCACCCGAGAGCATCTATTTCCTGATGCTTTACAACATCTTCAACGAGTTCCTCGACGACATCGACGAAGACGTCCTGCCCAACGACCGCACGGGCTACCAGGACACCCTGATCTGGAACAAGCTCTTTAACTACCAGAAGGATGCTGCCACCGGGATCATCAACAAGCTGGAAACCTACAGCGGCTGCATCCTTGCAGACAGCGTCGGCTTGGGCAAGACCTTCACCGCACTGGCCGTCATCAAGTATTACGAGCTGCGCAACCGGTCAGTGCTGGTGCTCTGCCCCAAGAAGCTGGCGGATAACTGGCTGAACTACAACCGCAACCTCAAGACCAACATCTTCGCCCGCGACCGGTTCAACTACGACGTCCTCTGCCACACGGATCTGTCCCGCACCAGCGGCGAGTCCTTCGGTACGCCGCTGAACCGGATCAACTGGGGCAACTACGACCTCGTCGTCATCGATGAGTCGCACAACTTCCGCAACAACGACGCCTACAAGGACAAGGAAACCCGCTACCAGAAGCTGATGCGCAAGGTGATCCAGGAAGGGGTCAAGACCAAGGTGCTGATGTTGTCGGCCACGCCAGTCAACAACCGCTTTACCGACTTGCGCAACCAACTGGCCCTGGCCTACGAAGGCGACTCCGAAAACCTCACAAAAAAACTGCGCACGGACAGAAGCGTAGAGGAGATTTTCCGAGGCGCACAAGCAGCCTTCAATGCCTGGTCGAAGCTCCCCCCGGAAGAACGTACCGCGCGTGCGATCCTCGACTCACTGGACTTCGACTTCTTCGAGCTGCTCGACAGCGTCACCATCGCACGCTCGCGTAAGCACATCCAGACCTTCTACGACACCAAGGACATCGGTCAATTCCCGGAGCGCCGCAAACCGCTGTCGTTTCACTGCCCGTTGACCGAGCGGTCGGACGTGTTGGGCTTCAACGAAATTTTCGAGCAACTCTCACTCCTCAAGCTGGCCGTGTATGCGCCCATCAGCTACATCCTGCCCAGCCGTCTGAAGAAGTACGAGGAGATCTACGACACCAAGGTAGGCGGCAAGGGCACGCTGCGCCAAGCCGACCGCGAAAAGAGCCTGCAGGCCCTGATGACGGTAAACCTGCTCAAACGGCTTGAAAGTTCGGTGCAGTCGTTCCGGCTAACGCTGCAATCGCTGCGGGCCAACAACGAAGCCACCCTCGCAAAGATCGCCGCGTTCAACGAATCCGGCGGCGCGGTCACGGTGGGGGACCTCACGGAAGTGCTGGAAGGGCTGGATGTAGAAGACGATGAGCTGCCAATGCCCGGCGACGAGGGCGGTGAGATCGGCAGCAAGATCAAGATCAGCCTCTCCGACATGGACTTGCCGTCCTGGGAGCACGAACTGAAAGTGGACTTACAGGTTATCGATGCCTTGCTGGCTTCGATGAACAAGATCACGCCGAAGGACGACGCCAAGTTACAGCACCTCAAAGCGCAACTGCTCGGCAAGATTGCAAACCCAATCAACCCCGGCAACAGGAAGGTGCTGATTTTCACAGCCTTTGCCGACACCGCTGATTACCTGTACGCCAACCTTGCGCCTGAGCTGCTGGCCACGCTCGCCATTCACACCGCCAAGGTCACCGGCAAGGGCGCGCCGCAGTCCACCATCAAGAGCAAAACTCAGAAGCGCAGCTACGACTTCCAGGAGCTGCTCACCCTGTTCTCCCCTCGCTCTAAAGAGAAGGCGGTGGTACTCCCGGACGAGCCGCACGAGGTGGATCTGCTGATCGGCACCGATTGCATCTCCGAAGGCCAGAACCTGCAGGACTGCGACTACCTGATCAACTACGACATCCACTGGAACCCAGTACGCATCATCCAGCGCTTTGGCCGGGTTGATCGCATTGGCTCGCCCAATAGCAGCATCCAGCTGGTCAACTACTGGCCCGACATCTCGCTCGACGAGTACATCAACCTCAAAGAGCGCGTCGAGAGCCGGATGATGATCGCCGACGTGACAGCCACAGGTGACGACAACGTGCTGTCTGCGCAGGCCAACGACGTGTCGTACCGCAAGGAGCAACTGCGTCGCCTGCAGGAGGAAGTCATCGAGCTGGAGGATTTGAAGACTGGTGTCTCGATCACCGACCTGGGCCTCAACGACTTCCGCATGGATTTGCTCAACTACGTCAAAGCCCACGGCGAACTGAGCAATGTGCCCAACGGGATGCACGCAGTGGTTCCCGCAAGACCCGAGATGGGCCTGCGGCCGGGCGCGATCTTCACGCTGCGCAATCGCAATGCCGGGATCAACCTCAACCAGCACAACCGCCTGCATCCGTACTACCTCGTCTACATCAACCGCGAGGGAGAGGTCATTCATGACCACACCGAGGTGAAGCGCCTGCTTGATCTGGTACGCACCTGCTGCAAAGGCCAGGACAAGCCCATCGTCGACGTATGCCAGCGCTTCAATCAGGAAACGGCGGATGGCCGCCGGATGCAGCCGTACTCCGACCTGTTGGGCAAGTCCATCCGTTCAATGATCGAGGTAAAAGAAGAAAAGGACTTGGACAGCCTGTTCAGCGGTGGCAAGACCACAGCACTGACAGACACCATCTCCGGCCTGGACGACTTCGAACTCATCAGCTTCCTCGTGATTCAGGAGGCTGGATGAGTCAAGGAGCGACCACACAAAAGCCAGCGCTGATTGCCTACCCCAAGCAAGCTGCTTTCGGGCGCGTTCTGCCCAAGAACAAAATCTATGAGCACAGCGGGGCCAACACCCGGCTGAAGGAACTGTTCGTCGAGCAGGTCGAGCAGATCGTCTGGCAGTACAAGCTCGCCCCGGAGACGATCAATCTGCCTGCGCGGCCCGGTGTGCCGGAAATCCAGGTCTTCAGCATCCAGCTCAAATCCACCGAGCTACACGAAGACGTGCTCCGCTGCATTGATGGCGCGGTGCAGTTCCCGATCCTGTTTGAACTGAACCAGAGCCAGGGCGATCAGGCGAAAACGCAGGTAGTGGCGGCTTACAAGCGCCCGAGCGAAGCCGACGCCAGTCGCTGGGTGCTGTCCAGCTACTTCACCAGCGACTGGATGCCTGCGGCAACTGCCCGCACGGCTATGCCGTTGGCCCTCGACATGGCCCACCTGTACTCCGTTCTGCTGCAAGGCTTAATGCCGCTGCCAGCACGTCCACAGGAGGCATTGCCCGACTGGATTTCACGTATCGAGCAGGCGGCAAGTAAGCACCGCGAAGTCGAGAAAACCCAGGCGAGACTGGCTAAGGAAAAGCAATTTAACCGCAAGGTCGAGATCAACGCGACCTTGCGGCAACTGAAATCTGAACTTGAACAATTGAGCCGCCGAACCCCGATATCGGAAGCACAGCGACCAGAGGATCAAAAATGGACAAACTGAAAATGCACTCGCCCAACCTCACCCAAGACAACATTGCCCGTATCCGCGATCTGTTTCCGGGTTGCGTGACTGAGGCCAAGGGCGAGGACAGCGGCGTGAAGTTGGCCGTGGATTTTGACCAGTTGCGGCAAGAGTTGGCCGAGTCAATTGTGGAAGGTCCACAGGAACGCTACCACCTGAACTGGCCGGGTAAGCGCGAAGCTTTGCTCGCAGCCAACGCGCCGATTGCTAAGACGCTTCGTCCCAGGTGGAAAGAAAGTGTGGACTTCGAAAACACGAAGAACCTGTTCATCGAGGGGGACAACCTGGATTCGCTGAAGCTCTTGCAGGAGACGTACCTGGGAAAGGTGAAAATGATTTATATCGACCCACCCTACAACACGGGCAATGATTTTATCTATGACGATGACTTCTCGTTGACAGCTGATGAGTTTCTAAAAAGATCCAATCAAAAGGATGAAACCGGAAACCGACTTGTGGCCAACACCGAGTCTAATGGCCGATTTCATTCGGATTGGCTTTCAATGATGTATCCGCGCCTGAAGTTGGCATCACGTTTATTACGCGATGATGGTATTGCATATATACACATCGACGACAACGAAGTGGATACGCTCGGGAAGTTATGCTCAGAAATATTTGGTGAAGAAAATTTCGTAAATATTATTACGATCAAGACAAAAGTAGGAGGTGTTTCCGGAAGCTCAGAGGGGAAAAGCCTGAAGGACACCACGGAATTTATCTGGGCTTTTGCAAAGAACAAAGAGAAGCTGCAGCTGAATCCCGTCTACATAAAGACGAAGTTGTCTGATCGGATTCGTGCTTATGAGCAAGATGGAAAGAGTTGGAAGTACACCTCCATCATCACCAAGCTGGCGGACAAAGTTTTAATTAAAGAGGATGACAACAAAGGTGTGCGCTTCTTCGGCTACAAGACCCTCGAAACAATGTCAATCCAAGCTTTCGCCAGAGCAAATAAGCTTACTGAAGAAGACGTTTACAACCAATATGCAGACAAGATTTTCCGTACAACTAATGCCCAAAGTAGTGTCAGGCAAACAGTCATCAAGGAGACAAAAAATACCGACTACCCAATGTATGGGTGTGAGTATTCACCGATAAAAGGTCGTAACGAAGGAACGGTTATCGAGGTCCTATACAAAGCCGGATCAACGAGTGACCAAAGAAACATGGTCATGTTTCTTTCGGATGTTGTTCAGAAAATTGATGGTGTCTATTACTACCTAGATAAGGTTGGGTCGCTGTGGGATGACATCGATTACAACAACCTAACAAAAGAAGGGAACATCGAATTCCCAAATGGCAAAAAGCCAATAAAACTTTTGCAGCGAATGATTACGCTAGCCTCTTCAGGTGAAGACCTCATCCTCGATTTCTTTGCTGGGAGTGGTAGTACCGCACATGCTGTCATGCAGCAGAACGCTGAAGATGGTAACAATCGCCGCTTCATTCTGGTTCAGTTGCCAGAGAATTGTGACCAAGAGGGGTTTTCCAAGATATCAGATATCAGCAAGGAGAGATTGAGGCGAGCAGGCAAGCAGGTTCTGGAAGGAAGGTGCAGCGAAGGCTGGGGCCGGGACGTTGGTTTCCGTGCTGTGCAGGTTGATACGTCGAACATGGCCGACGTTTACTACGCACCCGATGCCTTGGACAAGGCCAATCTTGATCTTTTCGTCGACAACATCAAGCCCGACCGCACCCCTGAAGACTTGCTGTTCCAGGTGATGCTGGACTGGGGTGTTGATCTAGCGCTGCCGGTTGCCAAGGAAAATGTTCTGGGCAAGGAAGTGTTTTTTGTCGACAACAACGCACTGGCAGCCTGCTTTGACGCGTACAGCGGTATCGACGAAGCCTTCGTCAAGGAACTGGCCAAGCGTCAGCCATTGCGCGCGGTGTTCCGCGATGCGGGCTTCAAGGACAGCGCCGTCAAGATCAACGTGGAGCAGATCTTCAAGCTCTTGTCGCCTGCCACCGAAGTGAAGTGCATTTGAGGTGGCTGCGATGAAGTTGAAATTCAAGACGCAGGCCTACCAGACGGCGGCAGTGCAGGCCGTGGTGGACTGCTTCAAGGGGCAGGTGCCATATCACGGCGGCGTTCGCTACCGGCTCGACCCCGGCAGCCAGAAGGCAACCACAGTGAGCCCGCAAGCGGCGCTCGCGCTAGGGGTCGCTTCGCCTGAGGCCGCAGCTGAAAAGGAAGCTGCGTTCCGCAACGCCGACTTTACGTTGTCTGAGATAGCGCTGCTCGACAACATCCGAGCCGTGCAGCACGGCCAGAACTTGCCAGTGTCGGACGCGCTGGTCAAGACCAAGGTGGCCAAGGTCAATCTCGACATCGAGATGGAAACGGGCACGGGCAAGACCTACTGCTACATCAAGACGATCTTTGAGCTGAACAAGCAGTACGGCTGGAGCAAGTTCATCATCGTTGTGCCGAGCATTGCCATCCGCGAGGGTGTGGCCAAGTCGCTGGAGATCACGGCCGAGCACTTTCTGGAGACGTACCACAAGAAGGCGCGCTTCTTCATCTACAACTCCAAGCAGCTGCACCACCTGGAGAGCTTTTCGTCGGACGCGGGCATCAACGTGATGGTGATCAACGTGCAGGCGTTTGCTGCAAAGGGGGCAGATGCACGGCGCATATACGGGACGCCAAGGGTTAATGCCAAAGGCCAGACGGAAATGGTCGGCTTGGATGACTTCCAATCTCGTAAGCCGATCGACATCATCAGCGCGAACCGCCCGATTCTGATTCTGGACGAGCCGCAAAAAATGGAAGGCGCGGCGACGCTGAAGTCCTTGGAGGAATTTAAGGCGCTGATGGTGCTGCGCTACTCGGCCACCCATAAGACCACGTACAACAAGATTCATCGCCTAGACGCGCTGGACGCCTACAACCAGAAGCTGGTGAAGAAGATTGCCGTGCGCGGCATCTCAGTGAAAGGGCTGGCGGGAACCAATGCCTATCTGTACCTGCAGTCCATCGAAATTTCGAGCAAGGCGCCTGTGGCCCGTGTTGAGTTCGAGCAGAAGCTGAAAAGCGGCGAGATCAAGCGCGTGGTGCGCAAACTTTCCAAGGGTGACAACCTCTTCTCCGATGGTTTTTCAAACGAGCTGGATCAGTACCGTGGGTTTGTGGTCGCGGACATCAACGCCAACACCGACACCTTGAGCTTTACCAACGGCGATGAGCTTTTTGTTGGCGAAGCCACCGGGGACGTGAACGAAGCGTCGCTGCGTCGCATCCAGATTCGGGAAGCCATCAAGGCGCACTTCGACAAGGAGCAGACGCTGTTCCAGCAAGGCATCAAGGTCTTGACCTTGTTCTTCATCGATGAAGTGGTCAAGTACCGCGACTACTCGGCGGCGGACGAGAAAGGTGACTACGCGCGGATCTTTGAAGAGGAATACAGCCAGTACCTGAACGAGGTGCTGGATCTGGATGAAACGCCGTACATCAAATACCTGAAGGGCATCACGGCGGAAAAGACGCACAGCGGCTACTTTTCCATCGACAAGAAGACCAAGCGCGACGTCGACCCGAGTATTGCCAAGACTGGCGAAAACAAAGGCCTGTCCGACGATGTGGATGCCTATGACCTGATTCTGCGAAAGAAAGAGCAACTCCTCAAGTTCGAAGAGCCGGTACGTTTCATCTTCTCGCACTCGGCCCTGCGCGAAGGCTGGGACAACCCCAATGTCTTCGTCATCTGCTTCCTGAAGCATCCCGACTACAACAACGAGGTCACGCGCCGACAAGAGGTCGGTCGTGGTCTGCGCTTGTCGGTCAACCAGCTCGGCGACCGGGTGGATCATCCGGCCATCGTCCATGATGTCAACGTGCTGACCGTGGTGGCGAGCGAGAGCTTCAAGGAGTTCGTCACTGCGCTCCAGAAAGATATCAGCGACTCCTTGTCTGCCCGCCCCAAGGTGGCCAACGAGGCCTACTTCACCGGCAAGGTGCTCAAGACGCCTACCGGCAATGTCGAAGTCACGCCGCAATTGGCCAAGCAGATCTACAAGTACCTGCTCAAGAACGACTACAGCGACGATACCGACCGTATTACGGGCACGTACCACGAGGCCAAGAAGGAAGGCACCCTGGCAGCGCTACCCCCGGAACTGCAGGCTCATGCAGAACAGGTGTACCAACTGATCGACAGCGTCTTCAGCGACAGCCAGATGTTTGAGATCGGCGATGACCGTCGCCCCAAGAAGAACCCGCTCAACAGCAACTTCGACAAACAGGAGTTCAAGGAGCTGTGGAACCGGATCAATCGCAAGGCTGCGTACAGCGTTGACTTTGATTCAGTGGAGTTGGTGAAAAAGGCCGTTGCCGAACTGGACAAGAGCCTTCGCGTGACGCCATTGCAGTACACGATTCAAACCGGCGAGCAGGCTGCACAGGTGACCTACGACGGCCTGAAAGATGGTGAAGCATTCGTGCTCAAGGCCACTGAAACCGAAAAGAACGTGCATTCGATTCACTCGGCAGTGAAGTACGACCTTATCGGCAAGATCGCTGAAGGCACGCAACTGACGCGACGCACGACGGCAGACATCCTGAAAGGAATCAGCGTCGCTGTGTTTGCACAGTTCCGCACCAATCCCGAGAGCTTCATTGCCGAAGCCGTGCGACTGATCAACGAGCAGAAGGCAACGATGATCATCGAACACTTGGCCTACGACCCGGTCGAGGACAGGTTCGATATCGACATCTTCACCGCAGGTCAGACCAAGCAGGACTTCAGCAAGGCTGGTGACAAGCTCAAGCGGCACATCTACGACTACGTGATCACGGATTCCGGCATCGAGCGTAAATTCGTCGATACGCTCGATACCTGCACCGAAGTGGTCGTGTACGCCAAGTTACCCCGTGGCTTCCTGATCCCGACGCCGGTGGGTGACTACAACCCTGACTGGGCAATCTCGTTCAAAGAGGGTGCCGTCAAGCATGTCTATTTCGTTGCGGAAACCAAGGGGTCCATGTCAACGATGCAACTGACGAAGATCGAGGAAACCAAGATCGAATGCGCCCGTAAGTTCTTTGACGAAATTAACCGGAAGTACGCCCCTGAAAACGTCAAGTACGACGTGGTGAAGAGCTTCGACAAGTTGATGGATTTGGTGAAATGAAGACGAAGGCAAAACAATGAGCACTTTCGACAGCACCAAACGGTTATTGCCAGAGATCCTTGCCGAAATCGTCAAGGCAAAAATTCAGTTACCGGATTTTCAGCGTGGATGGGTTTGGGATGACCAGCACATTCGCAGTCTGCTGGTGAGCATCGCCCGGTCATTTCCGGTTGGGGCGGTCATGCTGCTGGAGACCGGCGGCGAGGCCAAGTTCCAGGTTCGCCCCGTGGAAGGAGTTACCCTCCCACCAGGTGCCTCGGATGCGGAGCTCCTGATCCTCGACGGGCAACAACGCCTCACCACCCTGACGCAAGTCTTGGCCACTAAGGATGCGGTGAAGACCCGCACAGAGAAAGGCAAGCCCATTCGACGCCACTACTACTGGAACATCGAAGTGGCGCTGGAGGGCGGGGATCGCTTGGAAGACGCCATCGAGGCCATCGAAGAGGACAAGATCAAACGCTCCAACTTTGGCCGACAGATCGATCTTGATTTGACGACGACTCAGAAAGAGTGCGAGCAGCTGTACTTTCCGTGCGATCAGATTCTGAACTCGGATGCATGGGAAGAAGCGCTGCAGGAGTACGCTCCCGAAAAATTCGGCCTGTACATGCAATTCCGTCGACAGGTATTGAATGCCTTCCGCAACTACCAGCTACCTGTGATCCAGCTGGGCAAGGCCACGACGAAGGAAGCCGTTTGCCTGGTCTTCGAGAAGGTAAACACCGGCGGCGTCCCTCTCAACGTATTCGAATTGGTCACCGCGACCTACGCGGCTGACGGCTTTAACCTGCGTGATGACTGGCACGGAAACGCCACCCGAAATGTCTCGGGACGGTATCAGCGCTTGTGCAAAGAGGCGCTACTGTCACAGGTGGAGTCCACGGACTTCCTGCAGGCCGTATCGATGTTGCATACGCTGGAGTTGCGTCGCGCCGATGTGGCTTCGGGGAAAACCGGTAAGTCCGTACAGCCGGTGAGTGCAAAGCGCGTCTCGATACTTGCGATGCCCTTGAGCGCATATGCCAAATGGGCAGACGAAGTCGAAGCGGGGTTCCTTCTCGCGGCCAAGTTTTTGCGCAAGGAATGTGTGAAAACTCCGCGCGAGCTGCCTTATCGAACTCAACTAGCTCCTCTCGCCTCGGTACTCGCGCACCTGCGCGAACGCTGGCTTGAGCCGCGCATTTACCAGAAACTCTCTCACTGGTACTGGAGTGGCGTTCTCGGCGAACTCTACGGCAGCGCCATCGAGACCCGAATTGCGAACGACGTCGAGGATCTATTGCAGTGGATCGACAGTGACGACGCAATACCGCGAACCATTGCAGATGCGGCGTTCAGCCCCGACCGCCTAGACACGATGACGTCGCGCCTGTCCGCCGCGTACAAAGGCCTGAATGTGCTGGTACTTCGTGAAGGCGCGCAAGACTTTTTCTGGAAGGCAAAGATCCAGGAACTCGACGACGAGGAGCTTGCGCTGGATATTCATCACATCTTTCCGCAGGACTGGTGTGAGAAGAACGGCATTAAGCGCGCTGTCTACAACACGGTCGTCAACAAAACCCCGATTTCCTATAAGGCAAACCGGATGATCGGCGGGCATGCGCCATCGATCTATTTGTCAAAATTGCAGGCTCATACGCAGGTTCAGCTTGCAGACGCCCAGATGAATGCCATTGTCGGGTCGCACCTCATCGATACGACCGCGCTCCGAGCGGACGACTTCGACAGCTTCTACAAGAGCAGAAAGGCCGCCCTAGTCAAACTGGTCGAACGGGCTATGGGTAAAGCGGCGGCGGTTGTTGCGGACGGAGCTGATCCTGGCGATGCTGAAGAGGATGAGAGCGATCAGCAGCAAGTCATTTCGCCAGTCGGGTGAACTGCGCTTGAGCGTTGGCAATCAGATCTAGGCGAAGGTTTGGTGTGATGCCAGTCGCCAAGTGATTCAGTGTCCAGTTGAGCAACTCCGCCTTTCTGGCCGGACTATCGGCTGCTTCGAACTGCTCGATGTACGCGTCAAGCTCTTGCAGGGCACGGAACAAGGTGCCACGTGCCGCGACTAGCGCATCCGCCGCGTTGTGCTCTGCGATCTGGGTCTGCCATTCGGTTTCATTTTTCACGATGTGGCTCTTCAGGTGGATGGTGGTGTGGATGACATGAACGCGCTGTTCGGCGACAAAGCCAAGCTCTTCCGCGTGCCTCTGCAAAAAGGCGTTGCGAAGCAGCCAAGCGGCGATTACTTGGCTGCGGATGTCATATCGCCGACCCATGACTGCAACGCCTTCAGTTGCTCGGCTGTCGCGTGGCAGGTTTGGTAGTTGGCTGCAACGGTTCCGGCAACGGTAGAGAGCGCAAGGCCTGCGGCGGCCGCATCAGCATCTCTGGCGGGCTCGGGCAGCTCACCGGCGGCGGCAGCGTCGTGCAGGCGCACAAAGCCACTGTTGATAGTGCAAGCAGCATCGGCTTGAACGGGCACATAGACGGGAATTTCCTTGATGATGGTGTCGCCCTTCTCGCGGACGACGCGGACACGGTCGACGTACTGGGTGACGACCTTGACGGTGGCTTGCGCCTGCCGCTCGCGGGCGGCGGCGGCCTGCAGGGCTTGTTGCTGAATGGCGGCATCCCATTGCGCTTGGACGTGGCTCGCCCCCTTGATCCAGCCAAAGCCAACCAGGGCGACGCCGAGCGCCGCAAAGGCCAACAGCCGGTATGGCCACGGAATCACGCTCACGACGCCTCCCCGATGCACTGCCGGTATTCGGCTTCTCGCCGTGTAGCCAGCCCGCCGCACAGCCGCGCGTTGGTAGGCAGCGCGCAGTCTTTGCCCTGGAAGAAGCGCCAGCGCAGCAGCTCGGCACAGGCTCCCGCGTAGTCCTCGGCGTTGAGTTTTCTGACCAGCGTGGACTGGCAGAACGCGCGGCTGCCGACGTTGTAGGAAAAGCTCACCAGCGCGTCGTACTCGTGCTGGGCCAGGGGCACGGTCACGCATTGCTTGAGCGCCCCCTCGAATTGCTGCACGTCGGTAAGTGCCCGAGCCAGCGCCTTTGGCGGCGTGGTGGTGTCGCCCAGCTTCACCCCGGTGGTGGTGCCGAAACCAATGGTCGGTACATCGCCCTTAACGGGGATCACTGCACGGTCGGTGTAGCCCTCGTGCAGCACGATGCCAACCAGGGCGGCAGCGGACAGCGTCAGTCCGGCCACCGTCCTGCGCATCGCTGGTGATGGTGGCCGGGTCATCGGTGCATCTCCGGCTGAGCCACGATGCGAGCTACGGTTGCGCCGATGCTGGCGGCAAAGGCCAGCAGCACGAACGCGCCGCGCGGTAGTACGTCCCCGAACAGCGGCACCACGACTTCCGCCGCCGTGAAGGCAGCGGCCAGCAGCGAGAAGCGGACACTCCAGGCCCGTCGCAACACGCGCCGCCAGTCGTCCAGAAGGCAGATCTTCGGCTTGGCAGTCATTGCACGCCTCCCATCAGCTTCAACTTGATGGCGGCCCCCACCAGCAGCGCGGCCAGGATGCCGGTGGTCACGACTTTGATGGTGGTCTGCCAAGCCGTTCGGCGGGCATCGCGCCACGCCTCCAGCAGATCGCGCAGTTCGCGGATGTCCTTCGCAGCACTGCCGTTCTCCAGCCCGAGATGGGCGAGGCAACGCTCGGCTCCGCGTTCCGCAGCGCGGTCGAGTAGTTCGTCGAAGTCCTCGCGGCGCAACAGAAGCATGTTCTCCACGAGTGCTGCGGGTTGTTGTTCGGGTTCAGTCATTGCGGTTCTCCAGAAATGCGAAACCCGCCTGATGCGTGAGCACCAAGGCGGGTTCGAGGTCAGCAGGAAGGTTGGACGTCAGATCTCGATGAGCTCCAGCGGCAGTGAGGGGGCAATGCCCTCGATCACTTCGTCGCGCACGAACACGGTCTGACCCACGGTTGCGTTGCCACGCGCGCGGATCAGACCGCCACCGGGTAGAACCACCAAAGCGATACCGGAGCCGACCTCGAGCACGGTGCCTGCTTGCAGCGGTGCGTCAGGCAGCAACTGCCGGAACTGCTGGTAGAGGTTATGCATAGCTCTGCACTCCCAATGTCTGCCAGACCTCTGGCAAGCCTGCGTCGATACGCGTCGAGCGCACCAGCCCCAGCCGCGCCACGCCACCGTCCTGGTAGGCGATGAAAGCGCCCGGTTCGATGATTCCGGTTTCGGGTAGCACCGGCAGACGCAGCGTGACCTCGATCTGGCGACCTGTGTCCGACAGCACCGCAATGCCGCGCTGGCGTGCCGCCGCCGCTTGGGTGATCAGCGCATCGACCACCATCGGCGCGAGCACATCGCCCGCCGTGCCGGTGCGCGTGACCTGTCCAAGCACACCGGCCTCCTGGCCTGCCACGAACACGCGGTTGTAGGCGGGCTTGTCGATCCAGCGCAGCGATTCGCGCCCCACGGTGTCCACTGGCAGCACGAAGTCCGGCGTCACGTCCGTCCACCAGTCCCACGGAACCACCGGGTAGCGATGGCGCACGCGCAGAGTCTTTTCGGACGGATGCGGCAGCAGGTACGGGGCAACACGACGCGGGCCAAGGTTCCCTATCTGCTCAAGGGCATCGTGTTCGGCAACGACGGGCGCGCGCTGTCGCCGTGGCACACCACCAAGAAGAATGGTCGGCGCTACCGTTACTACGTGCCCCAGCGCGACGCCAAGGAACACGCGGGCGCCTCGGGGTTGCCGCGATTGCCGGCCGCCGAACTCGAGTCGGCCGTACTCGACCAACTGCGCGCCTCGAATCTATTCGGCCACATGCTGCCGCAGGCGATCAAGCTCGATCCAACCTTGGACGAGGCGAAGATCACCGTGGCCATGACCCGGCTCGACGCGATTTGGGATCAACTTTTCCCGGCCGAGCAGACCCGGATCGTGAAACTGCTGGTAGAGAAAGTCATCGTGTCACCCACCGACCTCGAAGTGCGGCTGCGCGCCAACGGCATCGAACGCCTCGTGCTGGAGTTGCGCCCCGAGCCGGTCGAGCAACAAGTGGAAGCACTGGCGTGAGCGACATCCGCATCCAGAAGACCGGCGAGCCGGACATCCTGCAGACCAGCGACGGCAGGCTGACCCTGTCGGTCCCGATCCAGATCAAGCGCCGTAGTGGCCGCAAGTTGGTCACTCTGCCAAACGGAGAAACCGCACCGGTCAGACCGTGGGATGTTGCACCAACATCTATCCAGCTGGCGCTGGCCAGGGGCCATCGGTGGCTGGCGATGCTGGAGTCAGGAGAGGCGAAGTCCTTGAAGGAGATCGCCACGAGGGAAGGAATCGACAACAGCTACGTCAGCCGGATGGTCAACCTGACCACGCTGGCACCCGACATCGTGGCGGCCATCCTGGACGACGTATTGCCGAACCACGTCACGCTGTTTGATCTGGCGGTTGATCCGCCTGCGCTGTGGGATGAGCAGCGGGCCAGGCTCATGTAGACCGAGCGGGGGCACAGGGGTAAAATTGCCCTAGGTGCCCACCTTACTTGCACACGAGTAAAAAAAGGCGTTGCCTCACTGTCACTGAAAACCTCTCTTTGAGCCTCGTCGTCGGGGACTTAAACGTGTGCGCCTGACCCGAAATCGGCGTGGCATTGAGGAAAGGTTTGTCATGACAATCAAAGAACTCGCGTATTCCGCGCAGCAGCACCTTCAGGCTAGCACTGGTGGCTCATTCAAGCGAGCCCACATCTACGAGCTGTTGGCAGCTTCCTTCGGCTTCAACTCCCATGCCGCGCTTGGCGTTGACACCGTACTCACGGAACTTCGCCAGAACGATCGGCGGGTAATCCCGCAAAGGGCGCTCATCAAGCAGCGTTGCATCGAGCTTGGGTATCAACCTGACATCGTGACCCGGGCGTCGTCAGCGTTGGAATCTTTCCTGACAGAGCGCCAGATCGGTGTTGCCAGCATCTCGTCATTGGTCAGTCGCCTGAAAGGGGAGTCGTCCAGCCAAGACGAAGAGCTCGAATACGACCAGGATGAGCTTTTCGACCCCTCTGACGAGGCGTTCGGACCGATCCTTTTGGATGGATTGGCTGTGGCTGCTAGTAAGGGCAATGCCCTGGCTCACTACGCGCTGGCGCTGATACACGCCCCTGACGATGAAGACGACCCAGACGCTGGAAGTTCCTATTGGTACTCCCAGGGGCAACAGGGCCGTGTCCTCACTGGGGTAGAAAAGGAGTGGTCCGAAGCCCACGAGGCTCGTCTCGCGCAAGCCGAAAAGTACTCGCGGCACCTTAGGGAGGCCAGTCGACTGGGGAATCAGGATGCACTTCTCGACTTGGCGGATCGCTTCGATGATCCGTCCTTCTTCGAGCAGCCGCGCCACGGCGTCGATGCTGACCCATCGGCGATTGCAGCTATCGCGGAACGCATGGGCCGCACTTCAGACGCCAAGCATTGGCTGACCCTTGCAGCCGAGAGTGGCGACACGGACGCCATGCTCCAGCTTATCGAGGATTACGACCACGGGGACCTGGAGAGATGCTGGACGTGGGTGTACCTCTCCCGGCTGGTCGGAACGGATCTGACCCAGGACGCGCATTACGCGATCAACGAAGACGGTTCGGACTACGACGATGACGTCGGCGGTCCAGCCTATGTCGCAGGTCATGACGGGGTAGATCTTGAACCGCTTGCTCCGGAGCAAGACGC